GCTATTAGTGCAAGTACTGGTATTAATATATCCAATGGTGCAATCAGTACAACCATTACTCAATACACAGATGCAATGGCAGATAGTTCTGCTAAAAATGCAATCTCAGTTACAGATGCAGGTGGTGATGGATCACTTGCATACAATAACTCTACTGGTGTAATCACTTATACAGGGCCAAGTGCTTCTGAAGTTCGTGCACATTTAAGTGCAGGTACTGGTGTTTCATACAGTAATGGTCAGTTCAGTATTGGACAGGCAGTAGGAACTACAAATGATGTAACATTTAATGACGTAGTTGTATCTGGTGACTTAACCGTCTCTGGTGATCAAACAACTCTAAGTGTTGGTACGTTGACGGTTGGTGATAAGAACATTGTCATCGCAGACAGTGCGACAACATCCGCACTTACAGACGGGGCAGGATTAACATTCGGTGCATGGTCATCTGGTACTATTCCAGTATTGAAATGGGATCATGGTAACACTCGTTTTGATTTCAACAAACCAGTAAAGGCATCGAGTTTTGTTGGTAATATCACAGGTAACGTAACTGGTACGGTATCAAGCATATCTAACCACGACACAGATGCTCTCAGTGAGGGATCCAGTAATCTGTATCACACTACTGCTCGTGCAAGAGGTGCAATAAGTGCATCTTCTGGTGTTAACTATAATAGTAGCACAGGTGCGATAACAGCAGATCAAGGTGAGGTTAGAGGATTCTTTTCCGCAAGTGGTGACTTGTCTTACAACTCATCAACTGGTGCATTCTCATTTAGTGAGACATACTCAACACCTGCCGAACTATTAACAGCAATTAAAACAGTTGACACAAACACAAGTGGTCTGAACGCAGATACACTTGATGGTCAAGAAGGAACACATTATAGAATTAACGTGTACAATTCAAGTGGTACACTACTAAACTAAGGTAAGAAATATGGCAACTCCAGACACAAGAGACGAACTAATTGACTATTGCTTGAGAGCACTGGGATCACCTGTACTGGAGATCAACGTGGCAGATGAGCAGATAGAAGATCGTGTAGACGAAGGTTTACAATGGTTCCGTGAATATCATCCAGATGGAAAGAGACGTTTCTATATTAAACACCAGATCACCCAAGCAGACATCGATAACAAATATATTGATCTTGGGCAGGATCTTCTTACCGTAGTTCGTATGTTCCGTGTGGATATGGCATCCGCATCTACCAACTTCTTTGATATTAAGTATCAGATGAGATTGAATGATATCGCAGACCTAAATAGATTTAGTGGTGATATGGCATACTACGAACAGATGCAACAACATCTATCATTACTTGATATGAAATTAAGTGGTGAACCATTGATAACGTTCGAAAGACAAAAAGACCGTGTTCATTTCTATCATGACGGAAAAGATTTTGTCATAGGCAACTATGTAATCTTTGAAGTATATGGGGATCTGGATCCAGATGTAGCAACGAACTCACCATTGAATTCATTGTGGAATCATAAGTTCTTGAAGTCTTATACTACTGCACTTATCAAAAAGCAGTGGGGACAGAACATGTCTAAGTTTGAGGGTATGCAATTGCCAGGCGGTGTTACTATTTCGGGAAGGCAGATCTATGATGATGCCAAAGAAGAGATAGAACAGATAATGACTAAGTTTAGAGAAGAAGAAGATGTCGGCCCGATGTTCTTCATAGGATAAAAGATGGCAACAAACCCATGGATTTCAAAGGAAGTACGTACCGAACAGAACCTGTATGAAGACCTCGTAATAGAGTCCTTACAGTTTTATGGTCAAGACGTATATTACCTTCCACGAGAACTTGTCAGCGTTGACAAAGTATTTCTTGATGACATACCATCACATTTTAGTGATGCGTATAAGATCGAGACTTATATTGAAAACGTGGATGGTTTCGGTGGAGAAGGTGATCTGTTTTCTAAGTTCGGTGTAGAACTAAGAGATCAAGCAACCTTTGTTGTTGCACGTAGACGTTGGAAGAAACTAATCGGTGATAAACTTGATTCGTATAACTTCCGTCCACGTGAGGGTGATGTTATATACATCCCATTCTCTAAGTCACTATTTGAGATATTTAAAGTAGAGACAGAGACTCCATTCTATCAATTAAATAATCTACCCACATTCAGACTTCAGTGTGAGTTGTTTGAATACAACGATGAAGACTTCGATACAGACATCGAAGGTATCGATGATATAGAGGTAGAGGGTGCGTATCAGTATAGACTGACTATGGACTCCATTGCAAATGCAACTGCCACCGCAGTCCCATCTATTAACGTTGAAGGTCAACTAACTGGATTCACTACCACCAACCGTGGTAGAGGTTATACTTCAGCACCGACAGTAACTATTGCTCCACCCGCAGGTAACAATGCTAAGTTTGGCACATCTTCTCTTGATATTATTAGGGGACGTGGTGTTGAAACAACATACAATAAAACAGGGGCAAGTGGTGTAGTCGAAGCATGGGTCTATGTATCGGATCTAATAGACAATAGCATTATATTCATGACTGGTGGTAATGGTAATGATGACCAAACATATCTCTGGGGTATTGACAGTGTAGGTAGATTGGTGTATAGTAGAGGTAATAACAATGGGGGTGGACTAAACACTCTCACTGGTAACGACATACTATTCACAGAAGGCAACTGGCATCATATATTGATTGCTACTGTGGACACCAACAACATTTTAATCTATTTCGATTTTGATCTCAAACTGGATACTACTCTTGCGGGTGTAACATTCGACACAGTAACATCTAATGGGTTTGCTGTTGGTACAACTGCCGCTCGTGAACTTGATGGTGTGCAGTGGAGAACCTTAGAAGGATTCGTTGATGAGTTCCGTGTACAGGTAGGAACTAAAGCAGAACTTATTGTACCAAGATATGCTACAGTAGGAGATGACCAAACACTAACTACTGTTACTACGTCATATGCTCCTAATAGTACATACGATGCTACACTACAACACTTCGAACCAGTAACTGCCACTGCGAATGCTCTTATTGATGGTAGTGGTGAGTTGAGTGGTATTGAACTTACTAACATAGGTCTCTACTATAATACTCCTCCTGCTGTTACATTGTCCGCACCGTTTGCGGGTGGTAACTATAAACGTAATGAACAAGTTACACAGGTCAACAGTGAGTATACCATAACAGGAGAAGTTGTCAAGTGGTCTGATTCAGATAATGGATTATATCTTGCACACGTTGGAGCAACAGACGGCAAGTTTCATACATTCTCTACGACTGGACAGGTAGTTGGTGCAGAGTCAAATGCAGTATACAGTCCAAGTCTTGTAGGAGAATTACAAGAAATACAACAGACTATAATTGCTGAAACACCACAAGCAAACTTCTTTGATAATTTTGAAGGTGACTTCTTAGACTTCTCAGAAAACAACCCATTTGGAGATGTGTCGTAATGCTCGGTTCATGGTTCTATCATAAGAGAGTTCGTACTGCCGTATCGGTATTCGGATCTCTATTCAATAACATTTACGTTTTGCGACAAAACAATGCGGGTGAAACTATCTCCCAAGTTAAGGTGCCTCTATCATATGCACCTAAGAGATCCTTTGTTGAAAGATTAAGTGAGATGCGTAACGGAGAAGAATCCGAACGTAGAGTTGCAATTAAATTACCACGTATGTCATTTGAAATTACATCTATGACATATGATCCTGCAAGGCAGTTACCCAAAACAAATAACTTCTCTACAGCAGTTACAGGTAATAGTAACAAACGCAATTTATTCTATACGTCAGTACCGTACGACATATCATTTGATGTAAACATATATGCCAAGTCTCAAGACGATGCATTACAGATGGTAGAACAGATACTACCATATTTCAATCCACAGTACACGGTGGCAGTTAAACCTTTCGGTTTGACTCATCCAGAGATAAAAGAAGATGTTCCTATATCCTTACAGGGAGTTTCATTCTCGGATGACTTCGAAGGATCCGTAGGAGATCGTAGAACGATTATATACACATTATCGTTTGTAATGAAAATTGCATTCTACGGCCCAGATAGAACACAGGGTGTTATCCGAACAGTTAACAATAACATATATACAATTGGTGATAGTGATACTTTCCAACTCGCAATGCAGACAACATTGACTCCATCTGGGGTGAGTGCTGATAGTGATTATGGATTTAACCTTGCGTATTTAGATAGTGCTCAGTAACTACTCTTGGTATATAAAACGTAAGTACGGTTACTCTCTATATAAGAAAGGTAGAATAGTAGATATATTAGTATGACAGAAAAAAACATTGATAAAGATTATGAAACTTCGAGGGATACCTATAACGATTTGATCGAGAAGGGTAGAGAATCTCTTGAGTTAATGATAGAGGTGGCACGTGAAAGTGAACACCCCCGTGCATTCGAAGTTCTTTCGGGCATGATCAAAAACATTTCAGATGTCAATGACAAACTTATGGATCTTAATAAGAAGTATAAGGATGTCACCAAGGAAGACGATCCCAAGAAACTCGAAGGAACTACC